AGGGAACGAATTCCTTACAACGGTGGGTAGTTTAACCTCTTCGGAGGGATCATTTAAACTCTGATCTGGAGCCCCCATTCCTTACGGGGATAGCATGCTTTTAACGCCACGCGGGGTTACAGTCCTCGTTTGATAGAGTCCTGCCCAGCTTCGCAAAGGCGAGTACTGTTTAAGTCTGTACAGACTGTAATGACGCACAAGGGATGTACATCTTATTCGGGTAGTGTTACCCCTGCCTATAGCTCAGCTCCTGAGGACTGACATATAGTCATTCTAGAGGCAGTGACAGCAGTGCCACCAAAGGTGCAAATGAAAGTCTGTCCTGGAATAGTCGCTCGGACTTCCAGAAAGACGGAACTACCTACACTCGAGGCGTTCCCATCAGTTACAGCTGTGTAAGCTCCGTTGGTGCAAGTTCCTGTATTCACAGTGGGTGAACCGGGGGCCGTGCCGGTAACTCGGATAGAAATGAAAAACGTTCCTGGCGTGAGAAACGTGACAGTGCTATCCAAGATAGTACATGGAAAAGAGCCCAGAAGAACTGGGACATCACCAAAGATTGCTGTCTTGCTGATTGTTCCGCCGGCGACGGCATAGACGGAGGGACAAACAGCAGGTTGCGGGATAGTGAGCTCAATTTCGTATGAAAGAAAGAGCTCACCGATTGTGGCAGTGTCGGCGGTGTTTGAAACACCGACGACAAGTTTCCCAAGATCGTAAGTCTTGAGATCCGTGCCAGTAACAGTACCAGAACGGGTGAATAGTGAAGTACTACCAACGGGGATATTGAGGCTCAGTGGGGACCACACCGAACCTTCAACAGCTCCGCTGTATGAAAAGAGGTCGACTTTCGTCACGGGATCGGCATCCAAGGGATCACGGTCAAAAGCCAGAGTTACGCGTCCACGTTCACTCGTAGCAGCGACATTTACATATTGTAAGGAGAGTTTTCTTATCCTATATTTCTCGAAGTTTCCTGCGATACTCGATAGCCAAGGGAAAGTTGCAGCCATGCCTGGTTGCACTTGACAAGATGTTGCTCCAAACGTAGTGTTTCCACTAACGTCCGAAATGTATTCACGATGCTTGATAACAATTCCTCCGGAGACTCCTTGAACACGAGCTGTCCGGTTACGGGCTCTAGTGTTAATAGCTACGGGGGCGTAGCTAGCTGGAAGAGAAATCTTACTTGGCTTAGGCTTCCTGGGGCCTGTCATATAGTTTACGGCACTATTGTAGGCTTGATTACCCCAGTTTTGTGCAGCATTCATTAAGTACTGCTGGATACGGGGGTCTCTCCAGGTTTGCTGAGCTCCATATGCTACCATGGCATAGGGATTAGCAGACTCCAGCTGAAGTTGCTTTACCTTCTTGGGGCAAGCGCCTCGACTGAGGAGTTGTTTAGCAATTTGTTTCTTTGTTTTGGTCATTCTGATCAGTTGTTGTTTATATTTGTTTAATTTCGTCCTCTTTACCGATCAAAGGAGGACGAAGTAGGGGTCGCCTAGCAAACTGGGAACACCTCTCTTAGGTGCCCTAGTTTGCGTACACACTCTTCTATTTGTGCGTTGTTGTCGTTGTGGCGTGTCTCATAATATAGAGCATATACCTGCTCTTCACCTATATTCCGGGTTAAGGCCCTGTAAAGGGCCTTAGGCCAGGATTGAAGGGAAGCTACCCACCCATGGGCAGTCTTCTTAAAACTATGACTACAGAAAACTACTGAACCTTTTGGAAGTAGTTCGACATCACGAAGGGTGAATCCCAAGTTCTCATACTTCTCACGTACGAGATCAATTGGTAAAAGATGATGTTCTAAGGCATCATCCCCCGCCGCTTTTGCCTCCACAGCGCCGCACAAATATGCGACATCGAGACGAGATAAAGTATTGTACAAGGTCGTAAGATATGATCCTGAGAGCATACCTCCTGGGTTCGACCGTGCCAATAATATTCGGCTCGAAGAGTCTTCTGACGGGACAATAAAACAGGGATTAGTGACCATCAATGCATGGAGCCTAATGACTCTAACCAATCCTGTGAAGGAATTGGCGTTACGCATTTTGAGGATCACCATCTCACCTGCTTGGGAAATGAAATCACGGCCTTGCGACCGATCCCATCCACTTATGTCCGTCGAATAGAGAGGACGTGGCATGGCGTCCACTTCCTCTGAAAACTCCGTCGCGAGTTTATCGGAAAACCCTATTCCTACTACTGCTTCCGACTTCGGGTAGAGATCCTTAACCCCCTGCACGCATCTAGTAAACAGAACACGTTCTATAACCTGA